GCCGTTACCGTCTGTCATGAAGGGCACAAAATAAACGCCCTCACTCTCCCTGTTTTTATACCCGCCGTACACGGTGTCGTACTGGGTAGCGTATGTATTTTTCCAGTAATACGTCGTGTCACCACAAACCCACGGCACATCTGCAGCACTGCCACCATGGCACTGCGCGTTAAACACGGAGAGGTCAGCACGAAACTGTGTCAGCATGGCTGTAAACAGCGCAGGTTGCTGTACGTGGGTGGCGGCGCTCATGTCAAACTCACCCTGCATCCAGCAGACGGCCAGCAGAACGTTTTTGGGATTTTTCTGCAATGCCGCTTTTGTGCGGGAAATCAGATCCTGATATAACGGCTTGCCCACCCCCCAGCGTGCCGAATCCTGACTGGCCCCCGTGGACTCGCTGAATGTCCCCTCCGCGCCCTGGGTAAATGCCGAACCACCACGACAGCATGGTACCAGCAGGATCCCCGCGTTATTCGGGATATACGGGAGCAGTTTTTTGGCAATATGTAAACCCTGGCCGACACAGCCGTACTGCCCTTTGCTCAGGTCAGCCCTCGGATGATTCAGCGTACTCATATCCTGCACATCATGCAGACAGTGGTCAGCCGGAATAATATCGTTATATCTGCAGGCAGCCCCGCCCGGCGTCACTGTACTGCGGCGCGCCAGCTGTTTAATGCGCGGATCCGGAGCATCGTATGAATCCGGCAGCGGAAGCCCTTCACCGTAAGCCCTTCACCGTAAGCCATGGCATTGGATTGCCCGGCCAGTACGATGACGTAGTACCAATCCGGCTCAGATGAAGGGCCGACCTGTGGCTCTCCTTCAATAGCCACCGCCTGCATCAGTGTGTACGGCGTAATGGCAACCGGTCCGCCGTATGGCTGCCAGCCCTCTTTCAGTTTGTGTGTCAGCTTTTCCGCAAGGTCTGACGGCGACGCCGCCCTGACAACATCGTAATGTTTAATCGACATCGAATTTCTCCCGTGTAGAGGAACAGAGTTAAAAAGCCGGAAGCGGAATCAAATCACAGGATGACCATCTGCCAGTGGCAGGTCATAAAAAAAAGGCTGCGCAATGCGCAGCCAGAACTCACAAGGAAAATGATAAAAGGAATAACACTAGTGATGTACGCATGGCGCCTCCCGCTAAGTTCTGCAATGATCAAACAGAACTCACTACGTGCCCTTAAAACTCGATCATTTAGCCCCTCCAAGGAGGATTCACCATGCGGTTGATTTTTTAATAAACAGTAAACAAAAAAGTCAAGAATTATTCATTCTGTTCTTTCATCATCGGCCACAGCAATACCACAATGCCGCAGACCAGAGCGCCATCAGTCAGTACCAACATTATCCTGCTGGTGAAATCCATCATCACCATCACTAAAAGCAGGATCACAACAGCAAGCAGACACAGTTTATAAAACAATGTTCAGAAAACGCATTCAGCATGCCTAAGGTTCTATTCCTACGAATAGCCAACTTGCAACTTAAAATATTATTTATGCAGCCAATTAAATTCTGGTCCTTACAATATCAACCTGAAGATTCTTATCTTGTGCTGATTGATAAATGACAAACCTTTTACTACCTGCATTGAAAGAAGTAGACAAAACCAGACAATTATCATAACGAGCAAGAACATAATACCAACCATCATTATAATTAATCATTTCATATTCTTTCTTAAACTGTGGTTTGTAATATCCTGTCAGAAATGAAAAAAGCCAAAAATATGCCACAAAAGCAATCATCACAATCTCAAAAAAATGTTTTTTTATAAATGGCTTATCATAGAAGCATGATACCGATAAAAATCGCCCATAAGATCTTATCGAAATTGTAACCGCCAGCGCAATCGCTGCTGACAGTAGCAAAAGAGGTACCTGAATCTTCTGTCTCAATATAGAAAACTCAATAATTGCCGGCACAAACAATAATTCCACAGCAAAATAAAGGCGAAATACATTTAGCTCTTGCATAGAATGTTTTCTTTTCACTGCGAAAAAGAATACAACACCAATACCCCAACCGATAAGAAATATAGCAATGACGATAACTGCAAAAAATAAACTTCTGGCAACATCATCAACACCTGCACCTACAATCCACCATGGGAAGCCGTAGTAAAAAGAAGTACCCCATCCATAGAAATAAGCACTCCCCCATCCAAGGCATCCCATGTAGGCAATAAAAAGTGAAGAACTCCTGAGCAGCGCACCATCCTTCATAACCACCCCAATACAAGATGATAACATTGGCTTACAACTCATAACAAAAGCAATTCAATGCCGTCAAGAGGTTACAGGCTAAAAAAACTCTATTACATAGCAGCCAGCATGTTTACCGTACAAGTACAACTCAGGGCATAAAAAAAACCCACTCGGCAGCGGGTTTATACATTTTTTACAACATACCAAATTTGCATGAAGTATATGGCTTTTAATCCAGTTTTGCAATATTTTGCTGTAAAAATGCTGCCTTTTGTTTTGAACGTGTTCTCGTCACAAGCAATAAAGCATCACTATCAAGCTGTAGAAAAATGTGCTTCATTGCAACCCAGCGTTCAGTAAATGTCTCGGACCAGTTTTTTGTTGTCACTCCCACCAATGATGCCAGTGTCTGGTATTCATAGGCCTCACGCCCTGCAAGTTCGCTCTTCACATCCTGTGCAGCCAGCCAGATTAACGTCTTCAGGCGATCCAGTGTCTTACCTGCAATTTTTCTGTTACTTAACAAATCTTTAAACTCGCTCCATGCCCATTGCGTTATGGTGACCTGATGCCCCCATCGAACGCTTTCGCTGTAACACCAAAGCAACCATGCTTTCTGATGTTCATCGAGAGACAAAACCGCGCGGCGCCATGAAGAGGTTGAGAATTCAACCGGGCTGACCAAAGCAATGGATGAACCTTTTGCGTACGACTGCTTACCGGAAGTCGGCGTATTATCCAGCGTAATCATCTTGCCAGTTACCACATCCAGAATGCGCGGCTTCTTTCGTTTGTATGTACCAGTATCAAATTGTGCATGCTCCTGCCAGGCTTCGAGCTGGCCTTTCGTTGCTCCGTTCAAGTCAGCAGTAGCTGCCATAAGTTGCTCACGAACATACTGTAAATATTGGGTATTCATGCAGTAAATCCTTTCTATATTTTGGCATAATTCTTCAACATTCGGTAATCGTTCAAAACCGAATCGGGGAAACGACATAAGCACAGGAGCCCCCAGCGACAGCGAAGGAGTTCTGATATATAAGACTCAGACATCATTCATTCCCCGGTTCTCCAATATCTGTTTCACTCATCATCCATAACTACCTGTAATTGCCCCCCTTTTTTTGTAACAGTTCTTATATTGCTATATAGAATAGCCATTACTAATGCTTTTAAATTTAATAAAATAAAAATTATAAAAAACATAAAACACCACGCAAACACACTTAATAAAAACACCGTTACATTAAAAGATAATAAAAACCGCAATAAAAAACGAATAAATCAATTGTCTCACGCAATTATAAAACATCATATTGATTACGCACCTTGTATTACAAACTCATGTATGTAAAATACGCGCACCATTCAAAAAAAAGGAAGACAATAACATATGAAAAAAAGTGTCATCGCTGGCGTCTTTATTGCTCTGTCATTTACCACGTGTTCAGCTATCGCGAACAGCCTTGCATTATCATTAGCAAATGATGATGCAGGGAAGTTTCAACCAATACTTAATGATATTTATGGCAATAAACATGAAAACAGAGATGATTACTCACAAGGCTTATTTCTGGGATATAGCCACGATATCTCAGACTCGAGCCAATTATCTCTCCATATTGCGCAAGATATTTACTCTCCATCAGGCAGTAATAAAAGACACAACACAGCTGTAACTGGAGACAGAGCTTTTAGTGCATACACTCACACTGGTATTGAATGGAACTCCCTTGCGAATGACTGGATTCGCTATCGATTAGGTACTGACATAGGTGTTGTTGGCCCCGACGCAGGCGGTCAGAAAGTACAAAATAAAGCTCATGAGATTATTGGGGCAGAAAAATATCATGCATGGGATGATCAAATAGAGAATCGCTACGGTTATACTGTAAAAGGGATGCTATCCATGACACCAAGTATGGATATTTTAGGTGCTAATGTTGGATTATACCCTGAAGTTTCTGCTGTTACTGGAAACTTATTTCAATATGTAGCATATGGCGCAACCATTGCCATTGGTAATGATAAAACCTTCAATTCGGATAATGGCTTTGGTCTGCTGGCTCCCCGTGGTTTAATGCATATGTCCGATACAAGCGGATTCAAATACAAGATTTTTGCAGGTATGGAAAGACGAGATGTCAATCGCAACTATACTCTCGAAGGAAAAACAATACAGACGAAACAAACAACAGTATCGCTAAACAAAACTGTTGATGAATATCAAGTTGGCGCAACAATTGGGTATGCACCTGTAGCCTTCACACTAGCATTTAATAAAGTAACATCAGAATTCAAGACAGGGGATGACTATTCATTTATAAATGGAGCAATCACCTTCTTTTTTTAACTGAATTGAATTCAATCAAAATAACATAAGTCCAACAAAAACATAAAGTGCGAAATGAATGCCAGCTCCATTTATTTCGCACTATAAAAGATTAAAAGTTGCAATAAAATAATAAAATGACTCAGTTACGAAAACCAATAAACTGTGGCCAGTAGTGAGTCGCTCATCATCGGGCTTTTTGGCGAATGAAATTTAGCTACGCTTTCGAGTCTCATCGTCTTCCCCTCTTGCCCTGTTTGACCATCAGGACGCCGTTAACTATTACATGACGCTCGCCTTTGCTGTCTCGGTTGTACTTGAGCACTGTTCCTCTTGCGCAGGAAAGCATCCTCGCCACTTCGGTCTGATTGCCTCGTGTCTGGATAAGAAGCTCTGGTATCGTTTGAATTGTGGCGTTCATGCGTTCTCCAGTTCGGTGATTTTTATTCCAAGCCGTCCGCCTGGTACTTTCACACCACGAATTACGCGAATGTCATCGAATTGCTCGTCGTCTTCCGCAAATCCGGCATGGATAAGGGAGTCGAGTAAACCCTTCAGGATGTTATCTAGGTCGCGGCGGCGGGAGTCTGGAACGTCTGCGATTACTTTGATGCGGAGTCGTGATTTGGTGAAAATATCTAACTTGAGTTGGTGGATGATTTGCTGAACGTCTTTTCGGTATTTCTGGCCTTTATCGCTGATGTAGTATTGGCTTCCCCGTCTTCGCCAGTAGGTATTCACCGACGGCGGGTATGGAAGCACAAACTGATATTCGTTCATGACTTAATCTTCCCCTCCTTCAGCAGTATCGCCTGCGTCCTGATCACGCCTTCGAGGTGGTAAAGTCTGGCGTCTTTGTTGTCGAGGTTATGGGTGCGTCGGTCGATTTCATCGTGACACGCGCTACAAGCCCATGCGCCGATCAGGTCGTCAGGCTTCATTCCCGTTCCGCAAATTCCAGCCATCCGGTAATGTGCCAGAACTGTAGTTTCAGGATTGCCATTGCATATGCCGTAAATACGTACCTGGCATTCTCTGCCGCGAGATTCTTTGCGTAGGTTAGCCATTAAGCAGCCTCCCCTGTTACTTTCAGCATTCCGTTATCGAGCAGCTTTCTGGTCAGCCACTGTTGACCACGCCCGGTGATTTTTGTGGTGAACGATATCTGTATTCCGTGATTTGTGTTGACCGCTGTTTCTTTCACTGTGAAATAGCCGCGATCCATATATTCCTGCATTGGCACATTGCGCCGGGAACCTGAAGCAATAAGGATTTTGTGATCGCGCATCCACGCAAACAGTTTGTTTGGACCAATACCAACAACCTTTGCAAAGTTTCCAATCAAAATTCCGCTGGCCTCGCCAACGCGATCGGCAAACTCAACTTTAGGTGCGGCAATTGCGAGCTGGTTTTCCAGTTGCATTTTCTGCTCAGCAAGATCAGCAGCAAGGCGCAACGCTTCCGGTAACGTTTTGGGGATATTAACCGCAGTTTCTTCAAGCTCTCGCCAACGGTCAACAAGACGAGCGGTGAACTCTGGCGACAACTGGGCAACAACGACAATACTGTCTCGCTTACCTTGTTCGCCCTCGAAGACGTAATGCTCGTACTGAACATTGAACCCTAAGTTATTGATTCTTTCGGAAACCTCAATTTGAGGAAGCCGGATAACACCATTTTTAGCCAGCGTTTCGATGGTACGTTTCACATTGTCATGACGCTTACCCACCAACTCAGCTATTTCAATGCTTGTCATTTTGATGGCATTGCCATTTATTAACTCATTCATCGTCTTCTTCCTCGTACATTGAGCTATTCGGATCGCTCATCAGTTCTGCGCAGCAGTACTCACACACGTGAACTTCCAGCACATGCAGCTTCTGACCGCAGTTAGCGCACGTTAAAGCTCGCTCGACGCTTTCTTTCTGGTATTGAAGGGATTGGGATGGGCTAAGCACTGA